AAACTGAACTTTTTATCCACATTATTAAAATATGATATAACAAGCTCATTTCCAATGTATTTAAACATTCTACGACCATAAATGTACTTGTCTTTTGGGTCTGTTGCTAAAGGATTCTTAGCTGTTTCAGAACCCCAACATCTCCAACCTTTAAAGTTTATGGCAGTAACGACACCGTTTTTATTTAAAAAATTGGCTTGCTGTTCCTTATCTAATCTAACCTCTTCATATTTTCCACTTGCATTTTTCCATACAAAAGCATCCATTTTATATGAATAGTTAGAAGGTCCTTGACTTGGAACTCCGTTGTTTTCTCCATCAACTTTCATAGATAAAGCAGCATAATGGATTGATTGATAATAAATCTCTCCTGCAAGTTTAATTTTTCCATATAACAATACTTGATCGTTACTTAGAATGTTGTTAGTTTCTTTCCATTCAACTAATTCATTATATTTCTTGTCTGCTGGAGCATTTACTAATGCTATTGCTTCAAACATTCCGCCATTCAGTGTCTTAGCCTTAGTTTCCATAATAGCTGCAACATCACTTTCATGAGAAAAATCAGGGACATCTATAAAAGCAGGTAATTCACTATATTTCAAGAAAATTTCGTTTGCTAATTCTACCCCTGTTCTTTTCATTGTTGTACTATCAAATCCACCAATAGCCTCTGTTTTTGTAACTTTAGATAAGTCTACTTCTTCATATTCTATATCTACATTATCTCCAGCTACAGTTGCATAAATTTCTAATCCTTCAGCTGTGTAAACAGTTCTTGCATCAGATATAACTTGTTTACCTGTTGCATTTTTAACTACTACAGATTCAGGAATTACTTTGTGGCTTGGTATTAGCACCTTTCCTTTTTCAAGGGCTTTATTAGCAAGTGTTTTCTTTTCTGATTTATGTGTAGTTAAATCTAAAATATTAACCACATAAAGTGGAGCAACCGCATACAACTCAAAGAAAACTTTGATAGCTTGTGATATAGAGAAATCTAAATCATAAGTGTCTCCAAAGTATTGGATAGCTTCCTGATAAGTTCCTATTCTTATCACTTCATTTACTTTTCTATTTTCTGCTTTAACTTTGTGAATTGGTGCTGTTCCAACTATAAAATGCCCATAATCTAAAACCACAGGTAATTGAAAGGCTGTAGCCCCTTCTTGTTGGTATGTACCATGTTTATAACCCATTTCTACCTCCTATTATTTCATCTACTATAGAATTAAAATATTGATAGTCCTTATTGATTTTTGGATAATCTTCCACAGGAATTAATAATCTTCCAAGCAGTGGATATTTTTCAATAAGTTTCTCAATTTCTTCTCCAAAATACACAGTCCCTCTTACAAAGAGAAACTCAGGTAAATCTAGCTTTTTACCTACATAAATATATGTTTTCATACTATCCCCTTCCAAGTAGTTTTGCTATTTTTCTCTCAACTACTTCTGATGTGTCAGGTACTCCAAATACTCTAAATCTACAAACAGAGTAAAAATAAGGCTCTGCTTCTGCCGTAAAGTACTCTATTGAAAATGGATATGATTGATCCACAGCAAATTTTCCATCTACTGTACTTTCGTTTAGAAACTCTTTTTTCAAATAGTCTCCAATAGATAAGTTACTTAGGTAATCTTTCTCATCTTCCATTTTAGTACCTATCCACACTTCTAAATCCACAGGTACATCATAGTTATCTATCCCATTTCTAGTCTGTTCAAACTTAGTAACCCTTAAAATAGCAAAAGGAAAGAGGTCTTTCTCGCTCTTTCCTTCTTCTCTATCTTCATGATTAATTTCTGGCAACAATCCATGATATACTGTAACTTTCTTATCTTGCAATTTTTCTGTCAAGAAATCAAATATTAGCTTCTCTATTTCAATTATCATATCCCTATCACCCTATTTATCTCATGTTCTAATCTCATTCTGAATTTTTCATCTGCATAGCCTTGTAAATATTCTAGTATTGATAAATTACCAAGCATTTGCGGTGCTGAAACTGACATTAGCCTTTTAATAGTTTCTCTTTTTCTACCATTTTTTGTAATGAATTTACCAGTTCTTTCAAAAGCTCCTAGATTTCCACTTTTATATGCTATAAATGCATTAGGTAATGATTTATACCCTCCTTTTTTTACAGCAGCTTGAACTATTTTTCCTTTTGCCCTAGTCTTAGGATTTAGCTTGAAATGGTCTAACCCTATAACTCTACCACTACTTACGATAGAACCAGTTAAATTACTTTTATTAGTTTTAAAGATATTAACACTACTAAGCAACTTACTTTTCTGAGCAAAATAAGACTCCGTTGTCTTTCTAATTTGCTCTGTTTTTACCATCTCAAGTGAACGATTAATAGCCCTTGAGATACAACCTGGTAACTCACTCTCGTACTTTCCTAGAGTATTGATAATTTCATTTATTCCAGTAGCTTCAACTTTAACTCCTATCATTTTTCATCATACCTCGTTAAGTCTATTTCCAATAGACCCATATCTTCCTTAGTTTCTTCCACTAAATATCTAACTCCATCTACTAAGATTTTTTCCCCAGAATGAGGTGGGTATTTAAAGAAGGACTTTTCTATAAATAGAGTCATTCCTTCAATAAATAACCCCTCATTCTCTAAAGATCTAGTTCTGTTTCTCTGTTTGTTCTGAAATCTCTCTTCATCGATAACACAAACTGTTTCTTTTTTTCCTATTGTATGTGTGTCTCCAAACTCTTCTAAGTTCAAAAAAACACTAGCAAGGTCATTAGTAACTTCTTCTTTAAAGCTCATAGTTATGCCTTTTTAGATTTTTTTGAATTTTTATTAGTTTCTTCAACTTCTGTGTTTTCTTCAGTAGTTTCTTCAACTTCTTCGAGATTTTCAGCTTCTTCAGTAACTTCTTCAGCTTCTACGAGTTCAAGGGATTTAACTCTTTCTATGATATCTGATTCTAAGATATCCACTACTTCACCAGGATTATAAACTATTCCGCAGTAAATAAGTGATTGTTTAACTTTTAATTTCATGCTACCCCTCCTTATTTAACTTTTAAAACTTTTATAGCATCAATATCGAATGGAACAGGTAAAGGTCTTGACTCTGTTCTTACTTCAAGAGTATTAATTTTTGTATCTTCATCTTCAAAAGGTACTCTTTCTGCAACTATTATCCCTTTAGCTATATCTGCGGCAGGTCCATAGTGTAAAGTATTGTTAGATGGTGCAAATAACACTCTTCCTTCTGGAATCATTTTCACTGTGTCATATGTTTTTCCATCTGCTTTTAACACTGAATGTTGAGTTTGGTATGAATAGATAGGGATATTGTAAGGAGCTAAAGTTCCAATATATATAGCCCCGCTTGCTAACTCTTTAGAATCTATTTGCCCAAAATTAGCATTTTTAATATCTAGTAATTTAGCTATTTTTTCATTTTGAGTAAATAGTCTTGCTGCAACTGGATCCATAACTATATGCTCAACTCTTTGTCCTGTAGTTTCACCTATTAAAGTGATTACTGATTCTATGTCTCCTGAGATATCTGCATTTGGTTGATTCCATAATACTGTAGGAGTAATTTCTTGAACTGTTCCATACTCTATTTTGTCTTCAATTCCTTCTCCTTTTACTACTATCGATCCTTTGAACATTAAGTCAATACACATTAACTCTTCTCTTCTGGAGATTTGTTCTTCAAAATCTGCAAAAGCTTCTCCAATTAATTTAGCTTTTTTCTCTTCTGGAGATATTCCCCCATAGATAGTTTCTCCTGCTGACTTAGCAAAGTAAATTTCTTGTGCAGAGAAAGTTTTCTTTGGCGCTACCTTTGGAGCACTGTAGTATTTAGATGCATAACTTCTTTTCACTACTTCTGTTCCTGGTATTAATTCAGATACGAAAGGTGCTACTAACTGTCTTCCCTTTCTATACTCAATTTCCCATTTTGGGTATTCATGAGTTTCATGTTTTGAGAAAAACATGTCTCTAATAAATGTCTTTGGTTTTATAACTGACTGGTCATATAATCCTAAAAATTCTAATAATACTGCCATTAATATCTACCTCCTAATTCTTTTACTATTATTCCTTTTTCTCTAGCTTTTTTGATAAAATCAGCTTTAGCAGTAGCTGCTTTTAGCTCAAGTCCTTCGAAAATAACTTCCCCAAACACTACAACTGTAGTTTTAGTCTTAGCTGTAGTTCCGTCAGCTGTTTCTAAAACTATTCCAAATAAATCTGTTCCATCAGATAATTCTGCACTTGCATTTACTGCTTGCCCTCTCTTAACTGATTTCCCTTGTGGTACTTCTAATTCCATAACTTTGTGACCTGTACCACTTAATAATTGGTCAACTCCGTACTCATTACCTTTTTCTATAAAGCTCATTTTGTACCTCCTGTCTTTTTATTCATATACTTTAAAATATTACATACTGGTATTCCTACAACACTTCCTGAACCTTCTTCAGCTCTTGGTGCTACAGGAACAGGTGTTGCCTGACTCTCATTTTGTATGTTTTTAAGAGTCTCTTTGTTTTTTTCTTTTTTGATATTTAATATTTTTAATGCTAAGTTTGCAGCATCAACTGGTTCTTTGAATTTAGCTGTATTTACAACATCATCAAATCCTGCTATTTCAAGATTTTCAATTGCTTCTATTCTGTTTCTTTCCCCTTGGATTGCTAAATTAACTATGTTTTCATACAACTCAGGGTAATCTGCCTTGAACTTTTCTACAGTCATTTCTTCTGAGTTTGTGACTGTATTTTGAGTTGGTTCTGGAATAGGCTCTGCTACAGGTTCAGTAGGTTTAGAGCCTGGAAAATTCTTAAATTTTGAAATATCAAATGCTAAACTATTTACAATTAGCAAGTTATTAACATTCTGTAGATTTTCTACTTCATCTACTATCTCATCGATAAATCCATACTCTTTAGCTTCTTCAGCATTGAACCATTTTTCTTCGTCCATAAGTGCAGATAGTTCTTCTTTTGTCTTCCCTTTAGCTTTAGCTAAGTAAGTTTCTAAGATACTATCTTTAACCTTATCTAAAAGAATTCCAGTTTTTTCCAGCTCTTGCTTATTTCCATAAGCCCATGTCAATGGATTATGTATCATAAACAAAGCATTTTTTGGCATTTTTACAACATCACAAGCACTAGTTATAATCGTTGCGGCACTTGCCGCAAGACCATCTATAAAAGCTGTAACTTTAGCTTTATGATTTTTCAATGTGTTAGCTATTGCCACCGCAGCAAATACACTTCCACCAGGTGAGTTGATATGTACATTTATATTTTCTACATCACCTAGGTTTCCAATTTCTTCTTTGATTGTTTTGTCACAGACATCGTCCCAATACTCATCAGAACCAATAGTCCCATACATAACAACATCAGCACTTTTTGCTTCTTCATTCTTCGTTATGTTCCAAAACTTCTTTGTCATTTTCGGCATTGTTAATCATCACTCCTTTTTCATCTAATAATTTGTATTCTTTTGCTAAAATTCTTACATTTTGCTCAAAATCACCGCCATTAAGCTCGACAGTTTCTTTTGTTCTAGTAGAGAATCCTTGTTGAACTCTCAGAGTACTTGCTTTAACTTCTTTAAGTGGATCAAGTTGCCCTTGGCTCGGTCCATTCCATTGAGCTCCACTCCAAGCTTTTGTTAGCAATGGATCTTCTCCGTAGTTCTTCATGTCTACTCTACCTAGCAAATATGCTTCTCTTAACCACTCTTCATAAACTACTTGTGTAAAATTGCTAGAGAACCAATCTCTTCTCTTTCTAAACATTTTCCAAGCTTCTAATAAAGCAGCTCTACTAGCAGAATAACTGGCTGTAAAATGCTTAATTAATAACTCGTATGGAACTTCTAAAGCAGCTCCTATTTGTCTTAGAATTGCTGTTACAAAAGGGTCGAACTGTGCATTTGGTCTGCCTGGATTAGTTTCTTTTGCTTTTTCACCAGGATTTAATCCTACAACTATTCCAGGGCTTAATTCAATGTTTTCATCTGTGTTTGTATCAATCTTTTCAGTTTCATCCAAGACTTCATGGTCTGCAATATTAGCCCCTTGGGCATTATCCTTATCACTCTCTATAAAAATCGCATACATCCCACTTACCACTGCTGCCATAAGCTCGGCATCGGTATATCTATCCAATTGCTTCAATGCCTCAATTACTGGAGATAAAATAGGTATGCCCCTGACTTGCTCAGGTCTTTCGGCTAGCATTATGTGTAAAATGTTTAACTGCTCTTGCTTTCCGTAAACAGAAATAAAGTCAGTTTCTACATTTCCTGACACATCAAGAGGGTGTTTTCTTGCAACATAATATCCAGAAATTCTATTGTTGTTATCGATTTTCACTCCATCAACGATAGTTTCATCATTTTGTAATAAAGAAGGTGTCATAACTCTATCAGGCTCAATTATTTGTAGCTTTAAGCTATAAGGATTCTTTGGTGTTTCAAAATAGTTAAATTTTACAAAACACTCGCCATTCAAGAGAATTGTTAAGAATACTAGGTCTTGAACCTGGTCAAAATTAAGAACTCCCATCTGTTCAATCTTATTGTCTGCCCAGAGTTTGAATTCTTTTTCAATAGTAGTTTCAATTGCTTCAGCTTCTTCTTCACTAATCCCTAAAGTTTCATAGTCAATTGCTGATTTTAGCTTTAATCCGCTACCAATAACGTTAGAATTAATAGTCTTCATGACTCCTTGAGCAACAGGAGCTCCCATATACAAGTCCCTTGACCGTTCAACTAGCTTTTTCCTGTTCTTGTAGATGTCTTTTTTTACGCCTCCACCAGTAGAAATCCAGCCTTTCATAGAACTTTTTGTAGTAGATGCCCCATGATTCGAGTAACCTGTGTTAAGAATTTCTATTTTTTTCCTAGCTACTTCTCTTTCAAGAGCCTTTTTTGGGTTAAAAAAAGCAATAGTTTTGTCTAATAAATTCATTTTTCACCTCCTTTTGCAACAAAAAAAGAAGATTAAAACCTATAAATCTCTAGGTATTACTCTTCTTCCTAATTTTTTTCTTCCATTGTTATTTAATTTGTCAAGTTCGCCCTCCCAGAAGGCTCTTCCTTTTCTAATTTCAGATAAATCTTCTCTCACAAGCTCTCTTGTACCAATTTTATAACTTTTTCCAGTCAGCACAGCTATTTCAGCCTTTCTGTAGACTTCAATCATCTGTGAACACTCTTCTCTAGTGTAATTCAATTTATAAGCTCACTCCTTTCGATAAAACTCTTCTTTTTGATACTTTTGTAGCCTTTTTTGTAGCTTCAACCGTATATTTTTTACTTAAGTTAGGATTTGCTATTTTTAAAGCAGCATAAGCATAGTTCCTTAAATCCAAAGGTTCATTTCTCTTAGTTCCTATCACTTTCCAAATAGTTTTTTTAACACCTTTTTCCCAGACAGTAGTCTTAACTTCAGATGTTAAACCTTTGAAATATGCTTCATCATAACCCCTATCTACATTGCTTGGAAAATGCATATACATGGATCCTGGTTCTTCAATTTTTAGTCTAGCAAGTATCGTTTCTTTACCAGTGTTAACCCCTAAAGTAAAGAGTGATATTTGCATTCTATTAGTCCTAGATGGCTTAGATACAAAAGCAACTCCATCTCCACCTTTTCCTTTTATCCCAAATACCCGTCTAAATTCTCTAGGCTTGATATATTGATAAGCTTCTTGAGTATAATGTCCTCCAGTGTCTATACAAGTACAAAGGATTCTTATTTTCTCACCATTAGCATATGAAAATTCTGTCTCTAGGAATCTATCTAATTGCTCCCATACATCATTTTGACCAGGAGAGCCTATAAATTGCTTATAGTAAATACCCCAAGACTCTTC